TTCCTCCCATTGCGACCCGCTGCGCTGGGCTCGCAACGGGTTCCCTTTTTATTTGATCTCTTGCGGCACGGAAATGAATTCCGCCTGCGGAAATTCTGCGCTGCGCTCCGAATTTACGCGCGACGTAAGCGCGTCCCGCCTGCGGCGGGTCCCCCGCAGCCAAACGCATTCGGAAGCCTTTCCAAGCCCGTCAGCACCCTTCCCGTCCCCCCGATATTCGGCGCCCTCGGCCCTGCCGGCGCGCCTCCGCCTCCGCCCGTCTGAGGCACTCCGCCTCCCTGCTGCCCTGCCGCCCCGCTCGACGCCACGAGCTGTCTGACCACATCCAGCAGCTGCGGATCGGCTTCCAGCGCCTTCGTCACCTCCGGCGGAACCTTGGGCGCGAACAGGCCCTCCCACATTTCCTTGATCTCCCTCTTCATGGGGATGTCCAGAATGTCCAGCTCCGCCAGCAGCAGCTTGTAGTTCTGCGGCGTCACGTTCGCCGCGGCCAGCGCCCCGAGCGCCTGCAGGGTCGCCTGTTTGCCCTTGATGACGCCGTCCCCGGCGTCTACCGTCACGTCCACCCGCGGGTAGTAGGTCCAGCTCTCGCGGATGACCTCCCCCGACACGGGATCAAGCACCTGCGGCATCTCCCCGGCGTAGTTGTCGGCGTTGTAGATAAACTCCACAGGCTCCTCCTCCGGGGTTTTCGCGCCGATCCAGATCAGGCGGTCCGTGTCGTAAAACTCCAGCGCCAGCCAGTCCAGCAATTCATACAGCCGCTCGAAGCCCGCCTTCCGGTCCGCCTTCTTGATATTCTCCTGGTCGTCGGCGTCGCTGCGGAGCATGGCGAGCCCCGTCGCCGTCGTCTGCCGCGTCGGCTCCTTGCCCAGGTTCGTCTCATAGTTGCGGTTCGTCCTCTGGATCTGGTTCGTCAGAAACTCCACCAGCTGCGCGCCGTTCGTCCCGCTCTGCAGGCCGCCCAGCCTCCGGATCGAGCTGCCGCGGTTCTGCGCAGCCGTGAGGACCTCGCCCGGCGCGTTCGACGGCTCGCAGCCGTCCGCCAGCGCCCCCTCCTCCACGATCATGATGTCGTTGCCCATCATGGCGTCATTCAGGATGTTCGCGCCCAGCTTCCGGTCGGCGGCGTCCACCATGTCGAGGATCGGATAGAGCTCCGACTTGTTGTAAAACTCGTTCTCGTCCCGCACGCGCCAGTAATGCACGAAGGGGAAGAGCTTATTCTGCCTCCAGGTCCGCTTCCAGTAGTTCGGGATGTACCGCAGCTCCCGGCCCCCGACCTGGATGCTGCACCCCACGCAGCCCGCTTCCGCCCCTTCCGCGTCGAAGGGCTGCTTGAACCAAAATTCCAGCACCTCCACGGTGTCGTCGTCCTCGTGCACGGAGGTGGTCAGGTCGAAGATGTCCGAGATCCCCGTCAGGTCCTTCCCCATCAGGTCCTCCGGCGAGAGCCCGAGCTTTTTGAGCTCCCGGGCGTACTCCCGGCAGAACACCACCTTGTGGAGGCGGTAGGCGTAGGCCACGAACTGCCCCTCCTGCAGCAAGCCCGCCGCCGGGTCGAAGTAAAGGCACTCCACCGGTATGTCCTTGATTCGGATGTCCCCCTCCGCGATGCCCGTCCGCATGGAGTTGTCCCAGCAGGCCTTCCAGAAGGCGTCCCCCAGCTTCAGAAGCCGCTTCTCGTTGGAGGTGTTCATGTCGTCCAGGCGGTTGTTCTCGCAGATGAAGCGCACGGCCCGCTCCCGCTCCTTGGCCTTCGCGCTGTCCCGGTCGTCGTCCCGGCCCCGGAACTCCGGCGCGGGCACGCCGGGATCCACCAGAGACTCCACGGCGATCCAGCAGTCCGGCAGCGGCGGCGGCGTCCAGGGGACGCCTTTCTCCTCGCAGAACTCCCGCATCTCCTCGGTGGCGTCGTGGATGAAGTTGTAATAATCGTTATACCGGATCCACTCGGACTCTTTGACCGTCCGGGCGTTCTTCGCTTTGGCAAAGAGCGCGGGCACCGTCTCCTCCCGTGCTTCCGCGGTGGAAAAGTCATACCCGGCGGCCTTCACGGCCTCCTTCGTGTCTTTGTTCGGTTTCTTTTTGCCGAATTTCATTCCCGTTCCTCCCCGCGAATCCTCATGCTATCAGTGTAAACTACGCACCTACCCTGTGAACGCCAACATTTTTAACGGCTGTAACCCTTGCGCCCCAAAGGTTACAGCCGTTATTTCTGTGAAAATGCCCGTCAGAAAAGCTTCCGTTTCCGCTTCTTCCCCTCCAGCTTGTCGATGAGCTTCACGACCGGCTCGACGGGGACCTCCGCGTCCTTCATGCTCTGCCAGGGCCGCACCGCGTGCGCGATCGCCAAAGCCATGACGAGGTCGTCGTGCTCCCCCGCCGCCGCGCCCGGATGATGCCGCTCGTCGTAAACAAACGTCAGCATCTCCCCCAGCGTGTCGGCGTCAATCACCAGCTCCGGCGCCTCCAGCATGACGGTCACGAGCCCCGCGACAATGGCGGGCCGCGTCTTCGACGTCGTCGCGAAGCCGTAGGCCTTCCGCAGCGCCCCCGTGAAGGTGTCCGGAATCTCCCGCTGGTACATCCGCGGATACTCCAGCCGCTCCAGCTCCTGCACCGGGTACGTGGAGAAGTTCACCTCCGGCGCCAGCAGTGCCCGGTTGTAGTAAACCCCCAGGCAATAAAGCTGCCGCGCGTATAATACCTCGTCGAACTGATGCCGCAGCACCGCCACCTGCTTCCCCGTGGTGTTGTCCAGCACCTGCGCCGTGAACCAGTCCGAGCCCGTCCCGGCCGTGTCGCCCCCGATCACATACGGGGCCCGCTCCCTGGGCCGCTCATAGAGCCGGATGATCCCCAGCTCTTTTTCCTTCCACTCGATCCCCGAGATCCTCCGCCCGTCGTATTTGAACTCGAACTCCCCGCGGGCCACCGGCGGCGGCGCCATGCTTTTCCGCGCCATGACGACCTCGTTGTCGAACACGCCGGACCCGGAGGTCAGGAAGGCCTCGTCCGGCGTCGCCGGGTACTCCTGCCGGAAGGTCCGCTCGTCCCCCGCGCAGTTGTTGCGGATGCACCAGCGCCGCCAAGCCAGTTGCTCCTCATCCAGCCCGAAGCGTTCCTGCATTGTCCGCTCCGCGTCCTCCCACACTGTCCCCGGCGGGACGGGCATGCGGTACGCCGGCTCCTCGAACCACGGGAAGAACACCGGCGCGAAGTCGGAGAGCCCCGCGACGGCGAGATCCCAAAGCTTCTTGAACTCCTCAAAGCCGTTCGCGGTCGATTCGACGATCACCAGCGTCCCCGGTCCCGACGGCACGGCCTGCATAATACCGCCGTAGGTCCCGGCCTTGTCCCCGCGCCAGTAGGCAAACTCCGACATGTGCACGTTGCGGAAGGTGAAGGATCGCCCCGCGCCGAAGCCGGACCCCGCCGTCATGCAGCGAATCCGGGACCGCAGCCCCGGATTCTTTTTCTTGCGCCGCAGATCCCGCTCCGGGTTCTCAAATACCAGCTCCTGCGCGTTGGACGCGGCCGCCATGGGCCGGATCTCCTCCGGCGACTGCTCATAGAAAAGCTTCGTCATGGCGAATAGGTTCGCCGTGGAGGAATCCAAATGCGCGATCACGAGACTGTTCGTGTTCTCGCGTGTGGCGGTCCGCTGATAAACCATCCCCTCCGCCAGCGTGGAAACGCCGATCTGCCGCGCCTTCAGCACAATGGCCCGCATCGGCTTTCCCGCGACGTTCTGCGCTTTCAGCACGGCATATAGCTTTTCCTGCGCCGGATTAAACCGAAAAGGCTCCAGCGCCCCGCTCTTCGTCCGGATAAACAGAAAGTTTTCTATGTACGCCCTTGCGTTTCGAATATCGATCACAGTTCCTCACCGTCCCCGGCTTCTTCCGCTTTCCGCCGCAGATAGTCCTCCACGCTCTCGCCCCGGACCGTTCCCTCGATCTCCTGCTTATTCTTCCATCTCTCGCCGTCGCGGTTCGTCAGCCAGAAACGCTGCGCCGCCGTGTCGGCCGGCACATGCACCTGGTCCTCGCCGTAAACGAGCTTTTCCGTCTCCTTCACCCGTTTGCCCTGCGCGTCGAACTTTACCTCCCGGACCTTGAAGGCCTTCTTCAGCACGACGGTGTAGCCGAGCGCCTTTTTTAAAAGCGCCCCCTCGACCTCTTTGTTGACCGCCTGCGCGTCCGGGCCTCCGCGCGCGTGCGTTACCGCGTCGCCGATGTGACTCCCCTCTTTTTTGAGCCACTTATAGAGCGTCGTCCGCGCGATGCCCATGGCGGCCGCCAGCTCCGCGTCCGTCATCCGCGGCGCCAGCGCCTCCAGCTTCGCCAGCCCCTCCGGTGTCTCCCCCTGCTTCCTCTTGTTGATGATAATCCCCTCCTTCGATCCACGCCCGGACATACCGCTTCCGGAGTCTTATCAGCGTCCCGTCCGAGACGCCGCAGTCCCGGCACACCGTCCGCCACCCCGCCCCCGTGCACATGAAGGCGAATATGGCGCGCTCATAGGCCGCGTCCCCCTCGGCGGCGGCGCGGCAGCAGTCCCGTATTTTTCGTTTCGTCCCGGCCGCCTGATATCGGTACCGCCGGCTGAGAAAATAGATCTCCCCCCACAGCTCCCCCGAGATCCGCAGGCTCCGGAGCATCCTAAACCCCTGCGCCATCTCCGCCTCCCTTACTCACGCCTTCGGAATTCCGCGTGTATGTACCAGCCCTTGTTGCAGTCGTTTTTGCTTCCCTCCTGCAGCACGCACTCCCAGCCCGGATAAAGTTCTTCCAGCGCCCCGTGCGCCGCCCCCGCGTCGGCCATCTCTCCCAGCTCGTCCAATTCGTCGACGGCGATATCCCCGTCCCTTTCGGCGGGCTCCGGCATGACCAGATTTCGGGACGAGTTCCACCGCCTGTAAAACAATCGGTCCTTCGCCATGTAATGCGTCAGCCCCGCGATCCCGTCCGGCCCGAACTGCAGCCGGCGGGAATTGCAGGTTCCGAGTCCCCAAAGCTTCTCTATGAAGTCCCGGTCCAGGCCTCCGGATATGATTAGGTGATGGTGGAGACGTCCATACTTCTTTCCCCGCTCCGTGGACGACATGTATTTCAGCGGCGGCAGCCCCGCCTTCTTCATCGCCCGGCTGATCCGCTTGACAAAGTTGTACAGCAGGCGGGCGGCTTCTTTGGGGTTATCCGGCTGTACGGCATAGGAAAGATGGAGCGCGAGATCGTCTTCCGTGAAATTTGCATGGGCCAGCCGCGTGACTTTTCTTTCCGCGTGCTTCTGGTTTAGCTTCGCCTGGATCTCGCTGCTCGGTTGGCACTTCGAGCGCCTCTGTCCCGGCTTCTGAAATACCGGATAGATGTCCGCGTCCATGAAATTCCCGCAGACATGCGAAAGCTGCCTGACAAAATGTCTCCCCTTATACACCCATATCCCTCCATGTCCGCTAACTTAACATACCCTACAAGCCCGAAATCCGCGCGTGCGCGAATTATAATAATGTATAGTTGTCCGAAGTCTCAGGAACAGGGATGAATCGCTTCATCCCCGCTCCTCAATCTTCGTTCTATCCCCAGTTCCCGACGCTTCGGGCGCCCTTGGCCGCCGCCAGCATGACGTCCTGCCACATGAGCCCGGCGTGCTGCGCCATCCGGCTGATCTGCTGAAGGAGCGCCTTCTGCGCGTCCTCGTTCCCGCTCTTTGCCTGTTCCCAAAGCTCCTTCAGAAGGTCCTTTTTCTTTTTCTGCGCCTCCTCGGCATACTCCGTCAGCTTCAGCAGCTCGCCGTATGCCTCCATGATGCTGTGGAAAACGTCCGGCGTCACGCTTACAACCTC